CCATGCGTTTCAAGGCCCTACTGGTCAATGGTATATTGAGAATTCTCTTACTACCATTGGACAGAACGATCCTGTATCAGAAATGAACTCTGCATACTGGAACTCTGGTGTAGAATCCGATAAGGAAATTGCACGTAAACAGAAACGTAAGTTACAATACTTTGCAAACATTCTGGTAATCCAAGATAAAGCAAATCCTCAAAATGAGGGTAAAGTAATGCTTTATCGTTTTGGTAAGAAAATCTTTGATAAGTGTATGGAAGCAATGCAACCAGCATTTGAAGATGAGACTCCAGTAAATCCATTTGATTTCTGGGAAGGTGCAGAATTTAAATTGAAGATTCGTAAGGTAGATGGTTATTGGAATTACGATAAATCAGAGTTTGGTGCAGCTTCATCATTGTTTGATAATGATGATGAGATTGAAGCAGTGTGGAATAAACAGTATCCTCTTGCAGAGTTTTCATCTGATTCTAATTTCAAATCTTATGATGAATTGAAGACTCGTTTGGGTACTGTTCTTGCGGGAACTACTACTGTAGGAAACGTAACAACTTTGATGGAAGATGAACCACAAAAAGCAGCTTGGGTAGATACGAAGGAAGCACCAGCTCCAAGTCCTACCGTAACTGTAACAAAAGATGATGAAGATGATACATTATCTTATTTTGAAAAACTTGCAGAAGAAGGATAATTCATAATACACCAAAGAACCCCTCATGGAAACATGAGGGGTTGTTATTATCCTGCGGTTGCTATCATACCAATTACAGCATTAGGTTGTCTAACTGGTGTTGATGTTGTTGTATTTGAAGAACTATTTGCATTAACAACTGATGTTGGAGCATTAACTACGGTTGCTCCAGGGACTGGTGGTGGGGGCCGAGGTTTTAAATCTTCGGCCAAAAAAGCATTAGCTTTAGGCCCTAAAATCTTTGTTTCTAGTTCTAACTTTTTACGTTGCTCTGCTTGCTTTGCTTCCTGTTCTGCTTTTACCTTTTCTAATTTCTTTGCTTCTTCTGCTTCTTTTTCTAACTTCTGTTGTGTTTTTAGAGCTTTTCTTTTTTCTTCAAATACTTTCTGTTCTTCTGCTTTTGCTTTCTTTTCAACTACTTGTTCTTCATCAGTACCGAATATTTTATCAGCTACAAAACCACCACCAATAGAATTTCTTAAAAAAGCTTGAATACCATCTTTAACACTTTGCCACAATTCAGCAAAGTAATCACCAACCATAGTTAATAAACTTGTGATTCCTTCAACAAAATCAAATTTATCCATTGCTTTAGATATATCAGCAAAAGCTTCAATTCCAAATATACTACCTATTTTACCAATAATCCAAGAAAAACCATCTTTAATTGGGTTGAGTATAGCCCCAGCAGCATTTGCAAGGAATGAAACCATAAAAGTTTTTATTGATTCCCATATACTTCCAGTTGCTTGAAATTCTGCATATGCATCTTTTGCTCCTTGAAAAATACCAACAACAGCAGCGTATATAAGCGCAGCAATTCCAGTAAATTTCAACATAGTAGTACCTAATGCCTTCATTGTTCCCAATACTCCTGCTTTACCGCCTCCTGCTAGAGTATTAATAGCTAACTGTTTTAAAAATGATGCTTTCATGAGTCCACCAAATTTCGTAACAGCACCAATTAAAAGTTTTGCTGATGACATAAGTGTTCCAAAAACTAAGCCAGGAGCAAGCGCAGTAACAACACCAAGAATTGCTAGTTTATTATCCATGAGTACAGACATTAAACTCTTTTCACCTTTAAGTGCCAACATAATATCACCAAATAATTTTGCAAGAGATTCACCTATAGGCACAAGAACCTCATCATAAAATGTTGCTAATAGTGGAATAATAGTTTTAGTTAATAGTGCTACCATTTCTTTAAATTTAGGATGATTTAAAAATGCAAGAGCAGCAACAGCTAAACCACCGATTAGAAATTTACTTAAACCACCAAGACCAGACTTTACTTTCTCCATACCTTGTTTTGCAATACCACCAAGAAATCCAGCAGTTTGCTTGAGATAACCCATCATTTTGCTGTCTCTAGATTCTCCTTTACTTTCATCTTCTTCAGCAGCTGCTCCACTTTTATCAGAATCTTTCTTAAATAAATTTAGAAGTTTTGACAAGTAACCACTTTGTTCTTCTCCAGTGTTTGCTGTATCTTCGCCATCTTCTTGGGCATGGTATAGAGCTTGATTTTGATTTATTGTTGCTTGTTGTTCTGTTAATGCAAGATTTTCCCGTCGAGTTTCCCATCCTCTTCTTGCTGATTCACTTCTTTCAAAATTTGATTCTTGCTTACTTTGATCAGCAGCTGCTCGTTCTTCAACAGTCATTAACAATCTGGATGTTTCTTTTTGTGCGGCAACTAGAGCTTTGAAATCTTCAGCCATTACTTGCTATCCTTCTTTCCACCAGAACCAACATAAAGACCAAACCATGCAGCTCCAGCACCTACGATAACACTTACAAATGCACTTTGAGGAGCAGTAGGTTCTGGTAATGCCATGAACCATTCTGTTGTACGCCAAAACATAATTCCATATAGAGTAATCAATGCACGAGGCCAGATACGCCATTTATCAATCCTAGAAGAACTAATATGATTATACCAAGAAGCTTCTTCTGTGGTACTCCTATCTACTTCTATGATGTTGACTTGATCTTTGTTATTTACCATTTTTTAGTTCCTCAATTTTATTTGAGTTGTTTTTTATAGTTGTACTATTATTTATAGGAGTTCGGTCAAAAATTATCTTCTCTAATTTAAGAAAATCAATACGTTCATTTGGAACATATCTCCATATATAATCCCCATCTAATTCACCACCCACCTTAGTGACGCCAAATACTGTCTGTGATATACCTATCTTAACGATTAATGCACGTTCACCATCAATAAGAACATGATCACCCTCTTGAAACTGCTTATTCATGCTAAATGCAAGACCTTTGCTAAACTTAGTCGCAAAGTCTTTAACCATAAATCCAAACACAACAATCAACACCATACCAATATAAGGCAGAATAAATTCTGTTATTTCTATCGCAGCTACATTTGGTGTTATAACGTCCATTATTGTTTAGCCTGTTCCTTCTTTTGTTCTTCTAAGTGTTCTATTAGCAACCCTATATAAACTTCCCTCTCCCAAGGCATCATATTATCCAATTCTGTTAAGCTCCAATTATGGTGTTGTATCATTGCAAAATTAGTTTTATAATAATTAGTCACAGAGTCATGAGAAAGGGCTAACCGAAAAAACTTTGAATACCCTCTATAACTACTTCACCTTTCTTTTTAGTTTTAGGATTAGTAACCTCAATAGAATGAGCAACTTTAGGCATAGTATCAAAGAAATCTGCTAAACCTTGAAATTGCTCAGTAGTAAGACTTTCAATAAACTCATTCAAATCAGATTCAGACATATCTATTTTACTATGTACAGTTTCTCCATCAAGAATCTCATGAATACATTTTTTTATCATAGTAAGAACTTCATCAAATCCTGCATTTTCTCCACCGTCCATACCAACCATATCATTAAGTGTAGGGTAGTTCATTATAATTTTAATCTTATCAGTTATACTAATTTCATTAGTGTGGCCCAATTTCTGATTCACACCAACATCATCTAGATTAAGAGAAGTTTTAACTCTAGTTTCATTATCGTCTGGGCATAGTAAATTTAATTCAATTTTCTCACCTACAGATTTACCTCGTATTCTTAGAAATAAAAATTCAACATCAAACATGGGGACATTAAATGGGTCTATTTTTTCATATGTACAGTTAAAAATAATTCCTGCTAACGCATCACGTATTTGTTTTTCATCTTCTGATTCAGAAGCCATCATTAATACTTTTTGTTCTTTAACTAAGAATGGTCGATACTTGATTTTTTCACCAGTTGATGGTTGCTCAAGTTCGTATACTTGAGACTCTAATTTAGGTAGTGCCATAATTTTTCATCCTTTATTATAATCTATTTAATATTCTAGGTATGTTTCTAGAAATATTTCTTTCCGCTGAGTTTATCACAGTTTCAAATATTCTACCCATTATATCTGGGGCTTGTTGATTTTGATCTAAGTTTGTCCAATACCTAAAAGAGAAAGATACGTTGGTTTTAATAATCTCTGTTGCTTCAGAAGCTGTTAGAGTAGTTGCTGTAATAGTTTTAGGAAACACTTCCCACAACTTCAAACCATAACGTCTTACATCTTGTCTATCTAATAGATATATTTCCATAGAACCTATGTAATCATTATAGTATCCTATGTTCCAAGTCTTTTCATTAAATGCTTGTTTTTGCCAATTTTCAAAAAATACTCTTTCATCCAAACCAGAGCTTGCTTGAAAATCAATTGCAATTTCATCTGCATAAGTTACACCCTCGACTACTTCTCTATTAGGGCCATACACATTATTATCTGCTGCTGTTGTTAGTGTTCTGCCAGGTAATATAACACTCTCTACTCTCAAAGATATATCTCTTACGTTAGAACTTCTTTCTGCATTATTAAATACATTTTCTTTACCACCACCACCTAATTTTGCTGGGCCTTGAATTACTACCTCATATCTATTTGGTACAGCATATCCTTCATTTGAATGAAATGCAGAAAGTATATCATTCATTACACCAAAAGATGTACTCTCTATAAAACTTGCAACTGTCATTAGATCATTCCCCTAGAATCAGACCATACTGATTTTGATGATGCTTTCTTAAATCTCTGTACAGGTAATAATGCAGCTATCATAAATTCATCTGCATCTATTCTGCGAAATTGCGACTTTGTTTGACCGGACAAATATTTATGTATAGTTGGTTGTATTAGTTTTATTTTTTTAAGTTTTTGATAATCAACAATCAACTTTGTACTTTCATCAAATTGTGTGTTATTAGAGAAATCAACCAATCTATCTAATAGTTTAATTCTTAATGGTAATGGTAAATAGTGAAAGTTAATTCCTAAAAAACCATCTTTGTAACGCTCTATCGGTAGAACCAGAGGAAATGTATCGTAGTAAGGAAGTTTCTTCTTGAACTTAGGATCATAGAAGAACATATTCAACTTACCAATAAATGGTTTATTATCTCTCTTACCATCTCGTATCAAATCTAAAGCAACGGGCTTACCAAACTCTTTGATTTTATCTTTGTACCATTGGGTGGATTTTGGTCTACCACCAGCTGCATCTAGAACGCTTTTTATGAATTTTGACTGTGCCATATGACTATTTATACTTTATGTTTAGATGATCTTCTGTTAATATCTTAAACTCCATATCATTATTATTACACCATTCTGTAGCATATTTCCACTTTGATTCATTAATACCCCAAGTTTTAACTTCTCCATACCAGCCTCTGGTTTTTCTTTTCGGTTGTTTTGGTGGTGGAGAACATTGCTTCTTAGGTTTTACCTCAATAATAAACTTCTTAATAGAACCATCAGTCTGTTTAGTTTTTATGTAGAAATCTGGAAAATAACGATGTATTCTACCATCCCAAGGAGACAGATATGGTATAATAATCTCTTCACTTCCCCACTCAAGTATAGAGTTATTAGTATCACAATATACCATAAACTTTCTTTCCCATAAAGAACGATAGACTATCTTTTGTGGATTACCTTTATATTTTTGAATATTTCTTGGATTATACTTTCCTTTGTATGACATAACGTATAAATACTTTCATTAGAGTTTATAAGGATATTTATACATGGTTCTCGAAAGTGTTACAAATGCCGTCCGTTCCACAATAGCAGGAAGATTAAATTCAGCAGTACGTAGTAAAACTGGAGGTATTGGTTCTTTATCTAATACTGCTACTGAAGCTGCTACTTCTGCACTTGGTAATTTATCACCAGTTGGAAAGTTTAATACTGAGATTATGTCATATCCATCAAATGTTGATTCTGATCCACAACAAGGTCATTATATATTATTCAATATAAATGAGTTTACTCCAGGTAAAATAAAGTCACCAAAAGTAGAAAAATCTTTTGATGCGATTAACTCATCACTTAAAGCTGAGTTTGGGAATGACTTTGAAGTTGATGAAGATGATAATACTGAAGATCCAGTAGAAGGTCTTGCCGGAGCAGTGGGCGAAACGGTTTCTGGTCGTACTAAGGGTGGATCGATACTTGCTGAAAGACCAACTGTTAGATCACCAGCAGTAATAGCTTTATATATGCCCCCATCTGTACAAGTTGAATATGAGGTCAAATATACAGATCAAGAAATTGGCACACTTGCAATGTTAGGTAAGGATGCAATTACTGCTTTCATGGGTGCAAAGGGTGGTACGGAATCTAAATTAAATGCAGTTGCAAAATCTTTGGGAGGCAACGCTAAAGAAGGTTTTACAAATCTACTTAATAATATAACTGATGGCGTTGCTAGTGGAGCAAAAGCTTTACAACAAATTGAAAGTGGTAAGGTTATTACTCCTAGAATGGAAATGATGTTTGAGGGTGTTGGTAGAAGGTCTTTTTCATACACATTTGCATTTATACCTAAAAGTGCTGAAGAGGCAAAAACAATAGAAAAAATAATACATACATTTAAAGTAAATATGATGCCTGAGTATTCAAATAAAACCACAAGAAGAGAAATGAATATTCCAAATACTTTTGATATTACATATATGTATCAGAATAAAAGAAACGGGTTTATTAATAGGATATCAAGTTGTTTTTTGCAAAAGATAGATGTTCAAT